CGATGAAGACCATTCTAGACAACATGCCGTTCGGCAAGCTCATCCAGGGTGCGATCGCGTTCGCGAAGCACTTATGGGACATGGACCTGTTCGAGGAGGGCAAGAAGCTGCTGAGCTCGCTCTGGAACGGTATGAAGAACATCTGGGGCAGCATTTCGACCTGGTTCAAAGGCGAGTTCTCGTCCCTGATGGATCTGGTGCCGGACTGGCTTCTGCCTGACGGAGCAGGACCGGCATCGACGCGTGGGACGGCAGCTGCCGCCGCGGCCACACCCAGGTCCGCCACGCGACCGACGCTAGAGGAAGCTCTGGCGAAGGTCCGAAGCGACAAGGGCATGGCGCCGTGGAAGGACGGCGGCGGCAAGGCGGATGTAACCGTGGCGTTCAAGAACGCGCCGCCGGGTACGCGGGTGAGCGGCAAGGCGGACAAGGGGATCGGCCTGACGGTCGATACCGGTTATTCGATGGCTTACTAGGCGTCGACAGGAGCCGTCGGAGAACGCTGTTCAGCTTTCATAGAGGTTGACGAGATGTGGGTTGAGCCAGATGATCAGGCCGAATGTTTTGGAACTCATAGATGTTTGGGGGGAAAGTATGGCGGATATCAGCCATGGCCTGATGATCAAGTACGGTCTGTCGCGCTCACCATCACAAGGGCTGGTGGATCAATGGTTAGCTCTCACCATCAGGCTTATCAACCAAGGGCATCCATCGGAAGAGGCAGGCCGCGCAGCGGCCAAGGTGATCTTCCCGGATTTCGACAGTCACTTTTACGCTTCGGAGGCTGACACCATCGGACATTTGCTCGGCCGCGCCCGAGAAAAATAGCCGATGGACGGGCTGGCCGGGCTGCTGCCGATCGGAACCTTTATTCTTGGTTTCCTTACCTCACGCTTCACCATGAGCAAGAAGGAACGCGCCGACGTGGCTCAACTCCGCTTCCAGAACTCGCGCGAGTTGATGGAGCGGCAGAACGAGACCTTTCAGGACTACGTGTCGGCGCTGGACGGCTACATCAATGCGCTTGAGGGCGACGCGGACCATTTCGTGAAGGTGGCGACGGTCGGGGAACGATACTTCTACCAGCTGAAGATTGCCAGCGATGCGATCCTCTCCGACGCTGTGGACGCGAACGCGCGAGACAACACGCTCGTTCCGAAGATACGGGAGGCGGTGGAGCGGTCACTACCAGAGCACTATGACGCGCTCAGGGAGATCGCAGCCAAGAAGGGCTTTCGGTACGATGGCGAACTCCGGCGCGAGAATTATTCGAGCCTGTATGCGGTGGTCGAAAAGTACGGGACGTGACACCGCCGGATAGGCAATCTGCGGGCGGGGGCTTTTTGTGAACAAAGTTTGGTGGGTTGTAGCGGCGCTGATCGTGGTGCCGATCGGTATTATCGCGGTGTTGCCCGACGCAGAAGAGCGGGCCCGCGACGAATGGTGCGATCCGGATTTCAAGTTCGTCGAGGGCGACTGGCCGGTGGGGCATCGGGTGGTGATCTGTGAGGAGCAGAAGCCAAAACTCTGGCCCTACAAGGTGCCGTCTGCCGGGTTCGAATGTGTGAGACCTGAAGGTTATTTCCCTTGCCCGATCGTGCATGTGGCAGGGAACGCCTATCCGCTCAACGGCGTCGCCAAGATGTGCAACGAAAGGTTCGGTTGGGGCTTGAAGGAGCAGCCCTTTGGCCCGGATACGCACATTCGAAAATGGGAACCGGTCTATGGCCCCGATGGGGAAGAATTGTTGGTCAACGGTCTGCCTGCTGGAGGAATGGCGGTCGAGGTGCCAGCCTGGGAGTTGAAGGAAAAGTTGGGCTGCTAACGCGCCTCGCCTCCCACCTTGAGGCCTAGCGCAATTAGCCGGCGAATGGCTTCCGCTCGGGAAGGCAGGTCGGGCTGGTTACGCCGCCATGCATCAAGTTGAACCACGTCGTCCTTAGAGAGACGCATCTCGAACCGCTCAGTAAGGGTGGCTTTAGGGCGAGGCATGCAGAAACAGTAGGATGACCCGTCAGACCCGTCAATTACGTAATTGACACATTCCGTTAGTTACGTAAATATAAATCGGCCCGATGAGGAGTAGCAGCTCCCCACCGGGCCTGACCAGAACCAACCTGTCGAGGAGATTGGCATGGCTGCCGAGGAGCATATCGAAAGACGATCAGTCCTGAAAGCCGCGGCGCTGATGGCGCCGGCGGCCCTGTTTGCGACGCCCGCCTGGGGCGCCGCCGTGCAGGATGGGACGCTGAGTACCCTGATGGCCGCCCATGAGCGGGCGTCGTCGGCATTCAACAGCGGCGCCGGGGCGGCAGAAGCCGACGGGGCGGCAGCACTGGCGAAGCGCATCGCCGCGATGCCGGCCCGGACACCGGGTGATCTGCTGGCGAAGGTCCGGTTGCTCGGGACCTATGGGCAGTACGAGTTCGAGGCCCCGGACGAGGGCCTGGACTGCGCCTTGTGGCACGGGTTGCGGGCGGACCTGGAGCGCCTGTGCGGAGGGCGGCCATGAATGCGATGACCACCTTCGACTTTCAGGAGCAGCCGGTCCGTTCACTTGTGGGTGAGGACGGAGAGCCCTGGTTCGTCGCGCGGGATGTATGTGGCGCTCTTCAGATCGCGCAACCTGAGAGCGCCTACCGCCGTCTCGAAGATGACGAAAAGGGTATGCTCACTGTGCAGACCCCTGGCGGTGCACAGCTTATGACTTGTGTCTCCGAAGCCGGCTGCTACCGTCTCGTGTTCACCAGCCGGACGGAAAAGGCAGAGGCGTTCAAACGATGGCTGGCGCATGAGGTGTTGCCGGCGATCCGCCGCACCGGCCACTACATGATGCCGGATGCGGAGATGACCGAGACATCGGTGGAGGACCCGGTGCTGATCGCGGGGCATGATCCTTCGCTGCAGCGGGACTGGCTGAACATCGTGCGGGAAGGCGGCCGGTTGTATGGGAAGGCCGTGGCCCGGTCGCTCTGGCTGCAAAGCCCGTTGCCCAAGGCGGAGGGGATGTACGCGCTGCCGGTTCCAGCCGTCGAGGCGCCCGCAGCCAGTTCGACCGTCGCGTTCATCCGCGACAGCATTCGAAAGATCGGGGGGCGCACGCTGGATGCGGCTGCATTGTGGCGAGCCTATACCGATTGGTGTCTGGCGCGGGAGGCGGCGCGGGAAAGCCAGACCGCCCTTGGCCGTGCCATGACGGAGGCCGGCATCACGCGGGTGAAGGCCGGCCGAATATTCTATCAGGACGTCGCCCTGGCCGGGTGACGGGCGGCCGCCGCCGTGGCGGGCGCCAAACCGCCGCGCGGCCTGGAGCTGATCGGCGCCTAGGCAACAAGCCGGGGGTGGTGCACCGCCTCGCGGCGGCTGTTCGCCGCCAGAAAAACAAGAGAACAAGCCGCCACCGGCACGAAGGGTTGCGACCCCTTCGCTAGAAGCCGAAGGTCATCTGGTCCGGGTGCGACCGCCAGTGAGCACGTACGTGCTCCCAGCGTGCGAACCTGAACCGGGTGTACGCCCTCACGTAAACGGCCTTCAGCTTCGACGTGACTTTCGTCATGTCGACCTCACCATGTCGTCAAGGCGGAGTGGAAGCTCCGCCGGCTCCGATCCGGCGGATCCGGATCGCGGGGCGCTGGAGCCCTGACCCAAGGTCAGCGACGACAAGATGCCGGTGGCGGCTTGACCAGCTTGGCCGAACGGGGCCGAAACGACAAGAAAGGACCCGGCCTATGGCCTGGAAGGACACCCTGCGCCCGGCGTCGTTCCGGGGCGCCGTCTTCTTCACGGAAGGCGGCGACAGCGACTATGGCCGCCGCACCGCGGACCACGTCTATCTGGGTCGGGATCTGCCCTGGTCGGAGGATCTGGGGCGCCGGCCGCGCGAGTTCCGCGTGGATGGCTATGTGCTGGGAGACGATTATCCGGCATTGCGGGACGCGCTGATCGCCGCGGCCGAGACCGAAGGGCCGGGCACACTGGTTCACCATTATCTGGGAGAGATGTCGGTTACCTGCCGAAACCTGCGGATCCGGGAAAGCACGGAAGAGGGCGGCATGGCGCGCCTGTTCTTCGACTTCTCGGAGGCGGGGGAACGGCAGCACCCTTCGGCGACGGCCGACACCCCTTCGGTCGCCGTGTCGCGTGCGAACGGCGTTCGCGACGCTGCCCAGACGGATTTCGCGGGCGACTTCGACGTGACGCAGCGCCTCCAGTTCGTAGCCGACGACGCGGCCGCCGGCGTGGGCCGGTTCTGCGATGCACTGGAGGCGGCGATCCTTCCCGTGCGGACGGGCATCGACGCAGCGGCAGGGTTCGCCTTCGCGCTGGCCGACATCCGCAACAGCGCCGCGAGCCTGTGCCGGACGCCGGCAGCCCTGGCGGCGCGGCTGGCGGCCGCAGTGGCGTTGACCGAAGGGTTCTCCCTGCCAGCCTCGGTGCCGCCGTCGCGCCGGGCCTACCAGCTGGTGCGACCCTATACGGCACTGGCGGATTTCAGCGAACCGCCGGTCGCGGGTACGACGCCGGCGCGACAGCAGCAGGCGGCGAACCGGCGGACGCTGACCCAGCTGGTCCGGAACGTTGCATTGGCCGCGGCGGCCGAGGCGGCCTCGAGCACGGCATTCGACAGCCTGGACCAGGCGACGGAGATCCGGGACGACATCGCCGGCCGAATTGACGAGGTCCTGGAGGATACCGACGACGACGATGTCTTTCGGGCGCTGACCGATCTGCGGACGGCGGTAGTGCGGGACATCACCGCGCGCGGCGCCGACCGCACCCGGCTGGTCACCGTCACGCCCCAGGAGACCCAGCCGGCCCTGGTGCTGGCATGGCGGCTCTATGGGGACGCGACGCTCGAGGCCGACATCGTGACCCGAAACAACATTCCGGCGCCCGGTTTCGTCGCCGGTGCCGTGCCCCTGGAGGTGCTGGCCCGTGCCCGATGACCTGATCCTCCTGGGAGATTATGGACCATGGACGATTCGCTGACGCTCATCGTCGGGGGCGAGCGGCACGGTGGGTGGACGGACGTGGAAGTGGCGCTCAGTCTCGAGCAGGTGGCCGGGGGCTTCGCCATCAGCCTGACCGAGAAGTGGCTGGACGGATCCGGCGGTTTCAAGGTCCGGCCGGTTGACCCCGGCGCCGCTTGCCGCGTCGAACTGGGCGGCGAAGTGCTGATCGACGGTCATGTGGATACCAGCTCGGCTCGGTTCGACCGGAGCGGGCACACGGTGCTGATCCAGGGGCGGGACAGGACGGCGGACCTGGTGGACAGCTCGGCGGTCCACGATCCCGACGAATGGCGGGGCGAGACCCTGGAACAGATTGTCCGCCGGCTGGCGGCGCCGTTCGGTGTGAAGGTCACGGCCAAGGCCGATACGGGGGAGCCCTTCGAGGATCCGAACCCGTTCAAGATCCAGCAGGGCGAGACGGCATTCGACGCGATCGACCGGGCATGCCGCTTGCGCGCGGTGCTGGCCGTACCGGACGGGAAGGGTGGTCTGCTGCTCACCCGGGGAGACCCCGAGGGAGAGGCGGAGGCCCTGATAGAGGGTAAGAACATCGAGGCGGTGGACCGGACCCTGGACAACGCCTCGCGCTTCTCCCGCTACATCGTCAAGGGGCAGAGCGCCGGCAGTGACGATTTCAACGGCGACGACGCGGCGGGCCCCCAGGCGGAATCCACGGATTCGGGGATCACCCGCGACCGACCGCTGATGGTGATGGCGGAAGTCGCGGCGGCGGACCTGCAAAAGCGGGCCGACTGGGAAGCGAACATCCGTGCGGCCAGGGCGGAATCGGTGCGGGTGACCGTGGCCGGCTGGCGCCAGGGCGACGGCACGGTCTGGCGGTTCAACCGCACGGCCTCTGTCGACGTGCCCAGCCTGGGCATCAACGCGACGCTGCTGATCGTCGGCACCCGGTTCACGAAGGATCCGGAAAGCGGCACCCACACCACGCTGCTGCTGATGCCGAAGGAGGCCTTCCAGCCGGCACCGCCGGAGGTGGAGGAGGCCGCTGCCGGTGACGACGCAGGCGGCTTCTACTGAGCATCCGGAGGTCCGATGGGACAGGAAGGCACGCTGCTACGGCGGCTGCGGACGCGCGTCACCATGATGGTGGCCCGCGCGGTGGTGAAGACCGTGGACGACGCCACCAAGATGCAGCTGCTGCAGCTGGGCATCCTGGCGGGCGAGCTGCGGGACAAGGTGGAGCACTTTCAGTCCTATGGCTTTACCTCGGTGCCGTTCCCTGGGGCCGAGGCCGTGGTGGTGTTTCCCGGAGGCAACCGGGAACACGGCCTGTGCGTGGTGGTGGACGACCGGCGTTACCGCCTGACGGCCCTCGATGAAGGCGAGGTGGCCCTGTTCGACGACCAGGAACAAAAGGTCCACCTGAAGCGCGACGGCATCGAGATCTCGACCGAGCACAAGGTCACCGTTACCGCGCCCCAGGTGATCGTCGACAGCGAGGACGTGATCCTGGGCGGTAGCGCGGGCGGGGCGAAGGTGGCTCGCGTCGGCGACCGTGTGAACGTGGGCTCGGGATCGTCGGCGGGCATGTGGCCGATCGTCGAGGGGGCCGACAACGTGAAGGCGATCTGATGGACGCGAAGCTTTCCTTCGATGACGAGCTGCTGGCCGG